GCGGCAGCCACGCGCCGGAACCCGCGGCGCCGAGAAACGCCGCCCATCTGGCCCAGGTCCAGATTCTCAATTCTGGAAGCCCCACGGTGAAAATTATCTAAATCCGCCCGGACGGCGGAAGTAGGAGAAAGCTCGCCTCCGTTGAAAGCGCATCGAATCATGTACCATCATTACAACAAAGTAACGAAGGATGAATACAACCGTAACTTGACTAAATCTGTATGGTTAGATTGGTGAAATACTTTGACAATCGGGATATGAAGGGATTACATTTTCCTCTATGGCAGATCAAGAATCTTCTCCGAAAAAGAAACGTTCAAACTGGAATTGGATGTATAGCTTGCTCGTTATTGTGCCCGTACTTTTCATTACATGGCCCTTTATTACATGGATCATCCTTGGTATGGCGGACAGATTGTTTGAAGGAATTGACTTTCCAGAAACCTCACGTTTTGGAATTAGTGGCGACATGTACGGTTCCCTCAACACATTATTTTCCGGATTGGCCTTTGCAGCAGTTGTTGGCGCCCTTTTCCTACAAAGAAAAGAAATTGAAAGTCAAGGAGAGCAAATAAAACAACAACGATCTGATATACAGTCTCAGATTCGGTTAATGGATATTCAAAGATTTGAAAATTTCTTTTATAACCAGATTTCTATTATCAGAAAAGTTCAGGAGGAGGTTCAAACATACGAAGATCACGGGAGAGATGCAATTAATATGTTATATATAAATTGTCGCAGGATAGAGTCAAATATAGATTCTGTTATTGCTGATATTATAAAGAAAAAGAACTTAAAGCTCAATGTGTATGCGATGGATATGTCGCATAATACGTATATGACTATTAAGAATAATAAAGATCATTATAATTTGGATACTCTTACTTTTCAAATTATTAGAATAAGATCTTGGGTAGATTCTGTATATAGTCTTATATTATTTATAATTAAAAATAACAATTTAAATATTGAACAAAAATTGGAACGCCTGGAAATATTAAAATACAGTTTTCTAGGTGAAGATTGGCAAATTTTACACTCTTTAGGTAGATTGTTAAATTACAATAAAATAGTAGAATATCTTTTAGATAAAGAATTATTTGAAAAGGACGAGTCAATTGAAAAAATCTCAGAAGAGAATATTAGATTTCTTCAAAAAGAAATGAATTTGAAAAGCAACTTAAGTTTGAACTCTTGTGAAATAGAACTTTAAACCAACGGTTCATCCTTCATACCGTCCATTAACCTTGGGCGGTGTTCTTTTTCTTCCGGTGCGGCATCTATCCCGTCAAACTCAATCGGAGCGGCTTTACCATTATCAGGATGTACAAGATGCTCCTGTTGCGTTCCGGCAAGCACCGCGGCAATCTGCGACAGGCCGGGAACATCTACCGGTTCCGGCTCATTGTAACCGGCCAGCTTGGAAAGCTCCCTCACCGCCTCAATCTTGCCGGGCATCTTCTTGCGCATCCCTGAATCTGTGTAGGCAACCTCCTGGCATAAAGGAGAATCTTCGCCCACTTCTCCAATAGGTGTACGCAACACAGCAGTAAGAAACTCAAGGCATTCCTGCTTGGTGGCAATCGCTGATCTGTCCAACTGGGCATTCAATTCATCAATTATTCGCAAAACTTCGCCATCTTTGGACAAACGAGAAGCCGCCTTACTGGCCGCGTCATTACTCATGTCCTTGCGCTTGTAAGCTTTACGGTATGCGTCCGCTTTGGACAATTTTGACTCAACCAAGAGCCTGGCAAATTCCTTCTTCTTCTCTGTGGCAATAGATGTTTTATCTCTCTTAGGCATGATCTTTCATCGTTCGTGTGATCGCGTCTTCCAATCGTTTACGCCCTTGTGCCGTGAGGAAATAACCTTTTTTGAATCTGCCGCCATATTGGGAGGTAGAAACGTCTCCTGCACCGCAAAGGGTATTCAAGTGAAAGCACAGACGGCTGGAAGATACGGAAACGCGGTTGGCAATTTCTCCGAACCGAATGCCGGGATTAAGACCGATACAGGAAAGAATGGCTATCTGAACCGGAGACATTTTCAGCCGTGAAAAAGCAGCAGACATGATAGACATCAATTTTAACTCCGACTGCTTCATCTCCCCTCCTCCCTTCTCATATACCGTTCAAAGCAATAATCCGGAGCGTCCTTAACCTGGCACACCACATTATTGCCGCGGTAAAGCCGTGACGCAATACGTGCATCCAACTGCTCCCCGATATGCTTCGGCAACAAATTGGACGTGAGCATCGTCCATTTCCCCAGCCGCCCGTCAACCACACGGTTAAGAGCGGAAAGAATAGCCGGGGAAGAATTCTCCGCGCCAATATCATCCAAAATCAGCACGTACACCTCTTTAACCAAATATTCAATAAACGCCCAATCCCCGGAACGAAGCATGGAAACCACCTTCTGCCACTTCCAAAACTGAATGGGCAGCGTGGGGCGTACTTCGGTCAGCGCATCCCTGGCAGCCTCGGCCAAATGTGTCTTACCCACCCCGGAAGCCCCCAGCAGGGACAGCCAGCGGCGCGGGCGAACCTTATTCACCACATCGTTAATAAACCACTGAACTTCCCGGTGCATGGCCTGAACCTCCGGATGAACGGACTCGTCAAACCCGCCCATATCATACCGTACCGGCTTATAACTGCGGACAATCCCGTCCTGGGAAGGCACCGCGGAAACCTGCCCGGCCAAACGTTGAATATCATCCATCATTCGTACCTCCTTCCCGCGTTGGCGTCATTCCGTCCAGACGCGCCTTGCTGCCCCCTCTGCACGTTGTTGGTGGCCCAGGAACGGGCATACTTCCGGGCTGCAGGCTTCCAGTCGGCAAGAGGAATCCCCTTGCTATCCCTCCATCCGCGGGCAGAAAAATCATCAAAAAACGACTCTGCGCACCGTCTCAAATCATCCCCCTTGGGAGCCATAAGCTGGGCCGCCATGAAAAGCCGCACATCCTCCGCGCTCCACGGGAATTGCTCTATGCCTCGGCTTACAGGCAACTTCTTCGCATCCGCATCCGCATCCGTCTTCGTATCCGAATACGCATTCGCATAAGTAACGGGTTGAGGCGAATCGTTACGACCTGTTACGAATTTCCGCAGTTCGTATTTCTTATCGGAAACTTTCAGCACTTCGTAACCGTTCGGAAGCGGCCATTTGGGCATGGACTTCCCCTGCTGGTCGAACCCCAGAATCATCAAGTATGGCTTCTCATTGTGAGAATAAAGCAGAATAAGCCCCGCGGCCTCACACGCGGAGAGGCAGCGTTGAATATTGCACTCGCTCATCTTGTCGAGTTGGAGAGGATACAGCGCAGAACGGAGAATGGGCGTCCTGGCGTCATAAAGGCCGTAATCGTCTGCCACAGACATCAGGCGTCGGTAGAACACCTCGGCCTCCCACGAAAGGGAGGCGACGCGCCCTGATGTCAAAATAGCATCTCTGATCAATCGTGTTGGCATATCAAAAAAGCGTCAGTTGGGGGTTGTAGTTCATCCACAGGCATTCAATCTTCTTGCCGCCCTCGGTGTCATGAGCCACCTTGCACTCCTTCCGCCAGCCGTCCAGATGCCGGGCGTAAAGCTCGGAATCATAACCAGACAGAACAACCTTGCCTTTCAAGGTCTTCAAAAAGACAAGAAGCCGTTCATGGTCTTGGTTGTCGTACTCGTGGGCGTACCTCATGCGGCTACTGCGCGAAGACTGCACATAGGGCGGGTCAACGTAATGCAGCGTGTCCGGCGTATCGTACCGGGACATGACCTGCAGGGCGTCCATGTTGTTGATCTCAATGTTCCGGCGCCGGAGTTCCGCCGCGCATTCCCGCACTACGTCGGGATATTTCCGCCATGTCTGCGGATAGGGTGTTGTGCGAAGTAAGCCATTGCGCTTGAAACCTGGTTTGTGGATTCCTCCGCCGTAGCTCATCATACTATTGACGGCAAAGCGGAGAGCATCTTCCACGGGGTCTTCAGCGATTTCAAATGACCGGTCATAGGCCGTTTGAGCGTAGGGCGTCAATTCCAACAGGCTGGCCAGCCGTTCAGATTTTTCTGGATCACGTAACACTTCAAAAAAGTTCACAATCCGGTCATAAAGGTCGTTATAGACCTCCATCCAGGCGGGCTGCTTATTCAGGAGAACGGCGGCGGAACCTCCGAACGGTTCAACATAAATTTTGTGATGCGGGAAAAAGCTGATAATCCAGGGGGCAATGCGGTTTTTGCCTCCAAGATACCGGGCCAGAGCCCTTTTACGGGGTGCTCTCGTGTTCACTCCCCCTCCTTTCTAAAATTGCTGCCTGATCCGGGGTAAGATACTGCCAGGACTGCGGCGGACGGGTCAGGCCAATGGCAGAGAGCGGCACGGCATTCAAAAACAGTTCGGGCGCTCCTATTCCCCAATCCCAACAGGGCAAATAATTTACAAGTTCCGCAAATCCTACCCTTGCCTGCGCGGCCAAAATGCGAATAGCGTTTTCACCTCTCGATTCTGTAACTAAAGAGGCTCCGTACATTTCACATTTTCCTATAATGGCATGATTTCCGTTTTTTCCGCTTTCATATAAATAAATGGTTGTATTCCCTCTCTTAAATTTCAAGGGTGCTGTTTTTCTTACCTCGTCGTGTTTTTCGTCATTAAGAATATATCTTGAATAAGGCCGCCTGACGGATAAGAGGATGTTAATCATTGCTCCCTCCTTTCTGATCAAGTTCCCAATATTTATAAGGCTCATCCTCACAATCTACGAGGCATTCGATACAAGGAGACTTATAGCTAGCACGGTTCCAATATTTACAATTATCACAACTTTTGCTGATCTTCTCAGTCTGCTCAATCTCCCACGGCCACTTATCAACATCGTCTGGGTTTATTGTATGGTTGTCCCCGTATTCATCTTTTATTACCAGTTCACAGCTGCGAACATCCTTATCAAATACTGTTCTGGAAACATTATCGCATACAATCGCATCCCCCGGCCAGACCCTCATAATGGGAGGAAACAGGGAAACAAGCCTATCCATATCTTCAATACATGCCTTCTTGGTTTTCCAAAAATGGGAACTTTGGAAGGAACAATTGTAGCAACCAGCAACCCAGTCGGTTGTTATTCCATGGACATCATATCCTCGTATGGGTTTCAACGGTACACCGCAAACAGGGCATTTAGGCGTTTTCATCGTCCCTCCTTTCAAACACGATTTCCACCTGTCCGGCGCGGCCCAAGTCATGAATCCGGTCAATCCCGGCGCAGTCCAGCGTCCTATCGTCAATCCCCATGGCCTTGCAGGCCCCGTCCAGATACGCCTTGCAGCGTGCCAGGCAATTATCCGCATCCGGCTTATTGCCCTTGTAAAACCAGACCACCCGGTAATGCGTCGGCAGCATCCTGCGTCCATTCAGGGCTTCACAAGTCCGGCCCCAGGCTATATTCCGGGCACGGCTCTTGGCAGCCGTCTTCTTATAACCGGCCACAATAGCCCCCCTCACGCAGAGGGGAGTCTTGGCGTTAGGCGAGAGTTCCCGCGGCGTGTGGGGCAAGGTAATGGTCAGCGTGGTCATCATGCCGCACCTCCTTCCCACCCCCTTTTAAGTTCCCAGCGCGGAATGCGGAAATACCGCGGCAAGGCCACAGCCCCCGGATAAATCCCCGTCGCCACGCACTCGGCGTACTGGCGCAGGGCGGCCATATACTGCCCCCGGTAATGCTCCAGGGCCTCCTGATCCATCCGCACCTCGGAAATGCAGTAAGGAGCTGCCGACTCCATAAACACAAACATGAAATTCCGGCGTATCCCGAAAATCGCCTCATACAAATCGCAGTACAAGGCAGCCTGCCAGCCGTACCCGTAGCGGGCCATATCCCGGTCAATCAGGCCGGAATCCTCCACGGGCGTGGAAGTCGTCTTCATATCAATAATCGGCATCTCTTCATCGTGGGGGAGAATGTCAATCATCCCCGTAATCGTAATC